TGCAGTTGGGTTTGATCGTATTTTCAACAATCTCAGCCGTTACGTTGATAATAACGTAACTTCTACAGGGTTTCCGCCTTACAACATTCGGAAGGAAGGTGACTATAATTATGTCATTGAATTGGCATTGGCGGGCTTCGGTAAGAAGGATATTGAAGTAGAAGTGGTTGATGGGACACTTTCAGTTCGTTCTGTAAGGGAAAATACTGAAGATGAGTCCACAGTATATCGTGGCATTTCTTCTCGTAGGTTCGAGCGTAAGTTCACTATGGCTGATGACATTATTGTCAACGGTGCGAAGTTAGAGAACGGTATGCTCTCTCTTGAGTTGGAACGTGTTGTTCCAGAAGAGAAGAAACCTCGTTTGATTACGGTGAAGTAAGATGAAGGTAATCACAATTAGTTACATCATCTTTCCTCCTTGACCCTTTGGGGTCATATACAAATAATAAAATGGAAAAGGGAGTTGACTTTAATTCCCTTTTCCTTTATTATATAATCTAAATTGAATTACTATAATTTTTATTATCACGGCAAGTAATATTGATTTTTTTAAAGGAGAAATTATGAAGATATTTGAATTTGATAGCCCAAATGATTTAAGGGATGGTGCTGTTGCGAAAGAAGTTTATAGTGATACGAAACCTGTAGCAGAAAATGAAGAAGAGAAAAATGCAAGACTTGCTCGTGAAAATGCTGAAATGCTTGCCGAAGAAGAACGCAAGATGGAAGAAGATAATCATGGGTTAAGATTTGCAATTCGTCCTATAAAAAACTTTGCTATTGGTAGAATTGAATTTCCTATGGAGATTATTAATGAGGTTAATGAACATATTGATAATGTCATTATTCCAAAAAGTGATAGTTTTGCAGATGGACTTGTCGGCCAACTTAAAAATGATGAGAAGTCAGCACAATTAGAATTTCCTTTTGATGATGAAATTGGTAAACAATTAGAAACAGTTTTTAATCAAATTGGTACTACTTATCTTAAAAATGGATATGATAGAGATTCAAAAGCAGAGGTTTTTCAGTGTTGGACGAACCATGCTTATGCTGGTGATTTTAATCCTTATCACGATCATGGGTGTCAAACTTTGGCTGGATTGTCTGGATTTCTCTGGTTACAAATTCCAGAGTGTATTGAAAGTTTACCAGAACTACCAGAAAAATTAAGTGGTGCTAGTGGTGCTGTTGATGGGTTTACTCATTTGATATGGGGAACAAATAGTAGAAAAGATATTTTACAATTGCATGGTCAAACTGAAGATTATGTAAAGCCTATTGTTGGTACTATGTTGATATTTCCTAATTGGTTGAAACATCAAGTTTTGCCTTTCTTTGGTGAAGGTGAAAGACGTTCTATAGCTATGAATTGGAATGTAAAAGATTCAGAGCAGGAGATAATGAAACATTTATCGGAACGTGAGAAGAAAAATTATGAGGAAGTTAAAGCTGAAAAAAATTGATTATAAGTACAGTGAAGATAAGGCACTTGATGAATTAAAGAAGTATATTAATTCTACTTATGATGAACATTATAGTAAGAATAAGTTTCAAGCTACAGAGTTTATCATAGATGGTGGCCACGGTGAAGGTTTCTGTATTGGTAACATAATGAAATATGCACAACGATATGGAAAAAAGAACGGCAAGGACAGAAGTGACTTGCTAAAAGTTATTCATTATGGTATTATTGCTTTACATATTAACGATATGGAGAATAGTGAATGATTGATGTTAAAAGATTACAATTTTTACTAGAAGAAATTGATATTCTGAAAACTAAAGTACTAGAACATGATACAGGACATATTCGTACAGCAATTAGTGTCTTGGAAGATAGAGTGAATGAAATTAAGGAGAAGTTATATAATGAATCTTAGTAATGAAACGGTATCTGTATTGAAGAATTTTTCTACAATTAATCAGAATCTTGTGATAAAGTGTGGCAATAGTATTTCTACTATTTCTGCTCAAAAAAATATAATTGCAAAGGCTACGGTGAAGGAAAATTTTCCACAGGATTTTGCAATATATGATTTGAATGAATTTCTTGCTGCGTTATCTATTTTTGATAAACCAGATTTAGAATTTAATGATGACTTTGTTGTAATAACAGAAAGTAGTTTAAAATCTACAGCTCTTAAATATTGGTATTCTGATCCATCAGTTGTAACGACTACAACTAAGGATATTACAATGCCAGAAAGTGAAGTTTCATTTTCTTTAGATAATAGTATGTTGTCAGATGTTCAAAAGGCTGCTGCTGTTATTGGAGTTCAAGATATGGTATTAGAAGCAATATCTGTTGGTAAAGCAATCTTGAAGGTAACTGATAAGAAGAATTCAACTGCAAATGATTATGCAGTTGGTATTGATGTTAACAATAAAGATGGAAAAGATTTGCCATATAAATTCTGGTTTAAAGTTGAAAATCTGAAACTTTTATCTGGTACATATAATGTGGTAGTTTCGTCTAAAAGAATTAGTCATTTTGTGAATGATAATGTTGATATTAGTTATTGGATTGCTTTGGAACCAGAATCCAAATATGATGATTAAGGGGATTTTATGACAGACACATTTTTGTGGGTGGAGCAATATCGCCCTAATGATATAGAATCGTGCGTTCTTCCTGTATCTTTAAAAAAAACATTAACTGATTTTATTAATAAAGGTGATGTACCGAATTTAATTTTATCAGGAAAATCTGGTGTAGGAAAAACTACAGCTGCAAAAGCTATATTAGATGAGTTGGGTTCAACTTATATAATGGTTAATGGTTCAGAAGAATCAGGAATTGATGTTCTACGAACCAAGATTAAAAACTTTGCATCTACTGTTTCACTTCATGGTGGACGTAAGTATATCATTCTGGATGAAGCAGATTATCTAAATCCACAATCAACTCAACCAGCTCTGCGTGGGTTTATGGAAGAGTTTCATAAGAATTGTGGATTTATTTTTACTTGCAATTATCAGAATCGTTTGATACCGCCATTACATTCTCGTTGTAGTGTTGTGGATTTTGCTATTCCTAATTCAGAAAAACCAACACTTGCTTGTGATTTTATGCATAAAGTTTGTGATATTCTTGAGTTAGAAAATATCAAGTATGATAAGAGAGTTGTTGCAGAGGTAATCAATAAATATTTTCCAGATTGGAGACGAGTGTTAAATGAACTTCAACGGTATTCTATATCAGGTACGATTGATGCTGGTATACTTGTAGATATTGCTGAAGTAAATATTAAAGAATTAATGCACTCTATGAAAAATAAGGAATTTACAAATGTTCGTAAATGGGTTGTCAATAATCTTGATAATGATTCTGTACGTTTGTTTCGCCGTATTTATGACAATTTATATGATTTTGTGGATGGCAGTTCTATCCCTCATGTGGTGGTTATCCTTGGTGAATACCAATATAAATCAGCGTTTGTCGCAGATCAAGAAATTAATTTGTTGGCGTGTTTCACAGAAATAATGGCTAGAGCAAAGTTTAAATGATTGAACCATATAAGATATATTGGGATTATTTTACTAATTATCATAAGCATTGTGATACTATTGCTATGAAAGGAGCTTGTTATGCAATGGTATTTAATGACATAAAACCTACACATTTTCAACAACCATATGAGTTTAAACAATGTGTTTATGTTGGTGAATCTGCTGGTAATTATTATGATAGACAAAATAAACATAGGGGTAAACAAAGAAGCAATGTTCATAAAAGAATGACAAATCATCATAAACCATTGACCACTGGTCAAGCATCAGAATCTTCTCACCAAGCAATAATAGACACATATGGTCATGGAGATGATGTTCTTAATGGAACATTTACTAACCTTCCTATGTGGTTGTGTTTATTGCTTCCTAGACCAGATTTACCAAAACGAATGGTTAAACAATGGGCAAAGTTGCAAGAGCGACAACAATTATTCAAATATGAATTGAAATGGGGTACTTGTACATTAGCTAATATGGATACTGGTTCAAGAAAAGATAATGATTCTTTTTCTTCATATCGGATGGGATCAATTAATCATCAAAATTTAGAGGAGAATTTCGCTTAAATGAAGATTTTAGATAATTCTTCTACACCTACAATGTCAGATAAAATTCCTTTGACTAGGGATGAAATAAAGAATTATGATATAATTGTAACTAGGCCAATTTTTATTAAAAACATTTATAATGAAGTTGGTCAAAAATTACATTCTGATCTGGAAAGTATTATTCTTAAAACAGGGGATGAGTGGAAAAGACAATTAACAGTTGTTCAAGCAAATATCACGAATCTTAATATGCATGGTAGGTATAAGGAATTTAAGACTATAAGTGATATGGTGATTTCATATGCTGAGAAAATGGGGTCTACTCCTATTAAATGTAGAACTTCTGATTGTTGGGGTGTTTTATATAAGAAGAAGGATTTTGCAGTTGCACATGCACATTGGCCAAATATTTGGTCATGGGGATATTATGTGAAAGTGCCGCAAGGTCAAGATAAATCA